CAAGATAACAGTGTTGCTCTAGCAATACATATTGTGGATCAGAATCACTGGAGGGAGACAACCCAATAATAGTATCCATCTTTTCTGAGAATGATGTTGGATTAATCATTCCTGCTTCAGGAAGATCAACATCTGCATACATCTCTGCTTTTATTTCCCGATAAAGATCGACAGGACTTTTATAAATAACATGTGTATAACGATCAGCATTCCTTAGATTAGATGCATTATAGGAAACATAGAACTGATCAATAGGAATAAACTCTGACACAGGACGTTTAAAAGAAGCATCATAATATAGTTTCTTAAACGAAGAACCTATCAAGGGTAGATGAAAAAGCATTCTTTCAAATTCATCAAAGTATTCTGGCATTTGTTCAGTAAGCTGATAGTTCATAAAGTTCTGAACACGCATGGCTTGGTTTTCTTTTTCAAGCGTGTGCTTACCTAGTATCTGTGCCTTAACAGGACCATTGGGAGGAAACAACTCCTGTGATGCTTTTGATTGAAACTTAACTGCTGATTCAATAAGCAGGGGATGTACGGCTGTACATGCACCCTCAAAAGGTTCAGATGCTTCTTCTATCTTTAGTCCTAGAAGATCAAAGCCTCTTTCAAACATAGACTCCCATTCATGACGGGACTCCTTATCTGCTTCATAATTATCATAGAGAGTACGTGCAATGTCCTGAAGTTCATCCTCTTCAAGATCATCTCGCATATTGCGATACCATTCGCCAACAGAATCCTCTGCGCCCATTTCAATAGTTGTTTCTTCAGCAAAGTCTACAAGAACTCCACCGTCATCATCAAGCTCAAAGGTAGCTTTAGACTCATCTACCATAGGCATAGGAACAACATTATCCTCCATAGGATTAATTTGTTCAAAGGGATTTTGTTCAACTGCCATTTTTATAGGTATCCTTAAATTTTAAATGCATATATTTCATTACATCTTTTTGATATTTTTTCCATCGTCCTTTACACATTTCTGGTATAGAACAAATACACTTCTTTTTCTTACATCTATAGTCTTGATAGTGAGGTCGTTTAACAGACTTATTAATTCCAACTTCAAAAGGCCACATTGTTAGACTTATCATTACATTTACATGGATTACATTCACAGTTTTTATATTTACACATTATATTGCCTTTGCTTCATAAGGATTTGGATTACGTTGGATCATACCACCTTGTTCATGAGGTAATACTTTTTCGTCAGTCTCTAACTTAATTGCAAATTTTTCTAATTCTTTAGGTGAAAAAGGTTTAACTTTTTTTGCTAAGATCATAGGACCAACTTGAATAATTTCTTCTGCACTTTTTAATAAGTTTCCATTAATTCGATTATAAAAACCTGTACGAGATGCTGGATCAAAACCTACCTCTACCCAATCTTTTGAATTAATTTTTTCTTTAGCAAATTTTTGTATATCTTCAGGTTTTGAATTTTGCCATTTACCTTTAATTGTAGCAAAGGGACTTTTAGGTTTACCTTTGGCTATGTTAAAAGCTTTATCAGGTTTAAAAACAAAATCAACATCTTTTAAATATACAGCATTAGTATAAGACATTCCCGATGGGTCTTTAATAGATGCTACATAATTATCATATTTACTATAGGCATCAATATCAAAACGTGACTCAACTTGTGTATTAGGTTTAATATTTTTATTTACACCTATAATAGATAAGTCTTTACCTTCACCCTGCTTCATAGATAAAAATACATCTTCTAAAGAACGTAATTCTGGCACTGTACCATATTGTTTTAAAGGTTTAATACTATCTCTAAGTTCTAAAAACTTTTCTCTCGTAATTTTACCTTCATCAAAATTTCTAGTTATTTCTTCTAACTCAGGATTCCTGTGTCTATCTTTTACATTTATTTTTTTAATTTCTTTTGGATCAGTAACGCCTAATTCTTTAGCAACTTTTTCTTTTGTAAATTGTAAATTTACATCTCTCCAATCTTGTTTTTCTTCAGGTGTCTTATTAAATGCTTTATAAGCACTTATTGATTCATCTACCTCTGGAAGAGAACTTAGCCCTTCTTTTTTTGGAATAGGCATAGAACGCTTTGCTTGAGGCGCAGCTTTTTTTACAGCTTGTGTAGCCAATCCTGTTAGTAATTTTGTTAGTGCTGCCGATGACATTATCTTCTCCAAAAAATATTGTTTCTTATATTATACCATTAAACTCTCCAATATGCAACCCTCTTATTAACAATTTCATCTTCCCAGTCTGGATCGTCAGGATGTGTTACATGCCAGGATTCCTTGAGATAATGAATTGCCATGACCAAGGCATCTACCTGATCATCATGAGCAGCATGTGGAAATCTTGTGAGTTCCTCTATTAATTCATCTGCCCACTTTTTATTCTTGGGTATCCATACCCTACCCGCTTCCATGATAGGAGATGCTGCATATGCTCTAGCCACCTTGTCTTTGTCTGGTGTATAGTCTTTTACAGGAAGACCACTACGCCTCATATCCTGTATGAGAGACTGACCACTGGCTTTCTTCTCAATAATACATACATCTGGTCTGTGTTTATTGTACAGCATCTGTGCTGTTCTACGTAGTTCAGGATATTCAAATCTTCCTCTGACATTACCAAGAAGAATCAAGTTAGGAGCAAAGTCTTCTATACCCATCTCATCCTGTTCATACAGAGAGAATATACCCCATGTCTGTACCACACTAAAGTCAGCAGTTGTTCTAGTAGAGAATGCTGTATCATATGTTTGTATTATAAAATCACAGACAGGAGGCTCATCATATTCCCATTCTTGTATCCATTTCTTTTTTATAAGCCCACCTTCCTCTGGTGTTGGGTCTTGCATGTACAGAGAGTTCCAGTATCGAGAACCATTAGATGCTTTAATCTCTGCTTCATCTATTCTTAATAAATCATCTGGTTTCCATTCTGGAAAATACGAGCCACCTACTGGTAACTCTAAAAGATCAGCAGCTTCTTCATCTAACCATGCAGGAATCTTAACAACTTCCCAAGGTAATGTGTCATACTCTGACATTTCTTCTTCTTGTTTTAAAAGCCAACCACACAAGTCATCGTAATGATAGCGTGTATTAATAATTAGTATAGCACCGTTAGGCATAATACGTGTACGTAAACCAGCAGGATACCATTCTTTAACATATCTCCTACCTGCTTCTGAATATGAGTCCTCTTCTGACATAACATCGTCTAGAATTGCTATGTGCGCCCCACGACCTGCAATTTGTGAGCGAACACCAGCAGCATAATAGGTTCCATTCTGGTTTGTTTTCCATTTACCTGCTGCTCTAACGTCACTTCGTAGGGTAACACCCTTAAATATATCCTGAAATTCCTGTGTGGTAACAATATCCCTGACTGATCGTCCAAAATCACTGGCTAATTGGTCAGAGTGTGAGACTGTCATTATTTCATGTTCAGGATTCCTACCAATATACCAGGCAGGAAACAATTTAGAACATAATACAGACTTAGATGAGCGAGGTGGTAGGAAAACCATTAGTCTTTTTATGTGACCATTCTCTAAATCATCTAATTTATTTGATATTACTTCTATATGTTTACCCATTCTCCAATCAGAAACAAGAGAAGGAGCCATTAGTCTAACAAAAGTAAGGAAATCATCCTGTGCTTCTAGGTATGTTCTTGCTTTTAACAAACTAGATAAGTTAATATAGTTATCTATAGTATTATCTGTAGTTGATTCTAGTTCCATTGGTATCCTATAGGGTAAAAATAAAAAAATAAAGAAAGTACTATTAGTGTTAATTGTACTTTGGAGGAACATTTTTGATTATTTTCTTTCTCTATAGACTATTATACAGAGTTTGAGTGCTGATGTCAACCCTTGTATTTTAAATAATTTTATTCTAGCCTATTATTCTATATATATAGTATGCGGTGCTGTTTTTTTTGCGGCGGTATGCAACATTCATGCCGATGCAATAACCATGCCAATAAAAGATACCTTGCAAAAACCATGCCAGAATCGATTTGGCACAGCAATTGCATAGAATCCTGGCTTATGCAATAACTATGCCAAGATTTTATGGCATGAATTATGTATAATGCAACAAATATGCCAAGAATTATGGCACAATTCCAGCTAATGCAAAGAATATGCCAAGTTATATCATCCTCTTTGTCTTACTAATGGCAAAATATCCCACATATCGGGCATTTATCGTTCTCTCCTAATCGTCGAAATATGTTAAATGACGATAAATCTTTTTTTCTATCGTCATCCTAAACTATTGAAATCATTGAATAAATAAATTGTTGACAATCAATATTTAATTCATGCTATAATCGGGCATCGAAATTTTTTGGAGAAATTTTTGAAACCACTCAAATGACCCGCCCTTGTTCACGGCGTTAAAACATAGAACCACCCGACTGGAATTATGGCTCACGCTTGAAATCAGTTTCGCCCTAAGTGCCTTGGCACATTGCAAAGCCTTCAAGTCTATGCTCGCCTTAGTTTCAAAACATAAATAGGGACTTGCTTCGCTACCTTCGCAGAAGCATGGCAACGTCCGAGAGGACACTCAAGCAATGGGTACTGATTGCAATCTAGTTTCGTCACGCCCCGCATGATGCAAGGATATCATGACTAACAAGATGCACGATGATACAGCATGCGACAAGCAATCTAGACAAAGCGCAACACTATCCAGAACTTGAAGACAGGAAGCACAATCAGACCTCAAACAGGCTGGCTTGATCCTACAAAAATTGTGCGCGCTGATAGCATGGCGCTAGTAATGCTGTGGTTTAAATAACCTAAGCTGAAACGCTTAAACATATTTCACGTTATAAGGTAACATCTTAAAGCTTGTGACTTTACCAAGGTATTGTCCGATTGTGGTAGATTGCGCTTTATTGCGTGCATTGCATAACTGACAGCAAAGGTTATGCAATGCATAAAGGGCATATATGTGTCTTTTATGCATTGCATGGGCAATGCGTCACTTAATCAAAACAAGGAATTAAAGATATGAACAAGCAAGAAATCGTTGCGAAGATTGCTGGCATTAAACGCTCTGGGAAATCTTTGCAAGCCAATATCGTACTTGTTGAACTTGCGGCAATGGAACATGCAAAGGCGCATGGTGATAGCACGTTGCTAACACGTTTAGTACAAGCATTGCCGCAAGGAGTGCGAGTTAAAGCGTTGGTCAAGCATATTGTTGACCATACGCCTTACAAGTTCGACGATAAGCTTAACGTGTTCGTTAAGCCTAAAAAGACGGCCAAGACGTTTCTTATTGATGAAGCTCGCAAAGTTCCATTCTATGAATATTCGACTGAAACTGTGGTCGAATTAGACTGGGACAAGCTTTATCAATTCGACGCCTATCTGAAATCAGAAGCTAAAAAGGAAGAAAAGGAAGCGACTAAGATTAAGGGCGATAAAGCTAAGGCAATGGCTCGCAAGGCAATCTTGCAAGCTGCAAAGAGCCAATTAGCCAAGCTTGAGAAGTAGGCTTATGTTCAAGCCATTGGTGTCTGTGGTAACGCCATAGGTGCCGATGGCTTGTGCGATAAGTCATTCGGACTATCGAGTCAGGGGTAGTGTATCTATCGCCTGGATTTTTTGTGTTTAAATATCATAGGAGAGAACCGCCATGCGTCAACGATATCGCATGTACGAAAGCCATAGCGCCCGTCTTGGGCGTCTTGTAATTCATTGGACAGGAGCGTTAATAGCCCTTGCCATAATCACCCATGCTTTTCTTGAAGTAGTTTAACATGAAAGGGGAGGGGGTAGTCCCTCTCTTTTCACGTGCAACTAGAAGGAGAAGAAGTATGTTCGTAACTAACGCTAGTATTAGGCGTTACATACGTCAACAACTAGAAACAATACCTGATGCTCCACCAAAATGTGTGGAGAGATATGAATGCTACGTATGGTGCGTAGCACAATCAGAACATCCGAAAAGTTTTAAGGAGTGGATTAATGACTGACTTTGAGATCGCCATTAATGATGCTATTGTAGCATGGTATCATAGCTCTCAATACGAGGGAGACTATTTCAATAATTATAGGTGGAATGACCTATATGATGAGCAGAAACAGATAGCTGCTCAATTATTCTGGGAGGAGAAGTTATCGTGAGTTTACCAGCATCAGCAAT